CCAAAACGTTGTAACCAGTTCCGCCATCAAAGTAATTATTTACCGTATAAGTAGACTCAAGCATTACAGAATCTACATAGTATATACGACCATTAGAGCCAGTAAACGTTAGGGTAATTGTAGCTGTTGTTGCAGTAGCTGGGGCAATCATTTGAGTTGTGCTAGAGCTGACTGGAGTTAAAGATAAACGGCTAAAAGAAGACGTAGGCAACGTCAGCGATGCTGAAGTGTCTGTCTGCAAAGTGGTTCCACCAGTGTTTTTCCAAACAACGCTAACAACTATTGAGTCAGCGTTTGATCCTTTAACATACGCACTAAAAGCGTAAGGTTTACCAGCGGATACTGGAATGGTAGAGCTAGGAGTAAGAGTAGTGGTTGTAGCGTTAGCAGTTAATTTTGCAGAACCAGCACTAACCGAAGTACCCAGACCCACAGCAGAAGTAGGGTACACGTTAGACGCGCCAGTTTCTAGAGCAAACGCGCTAGTTCCTGTGGTTGACCACGCAGTAGTGGCCGTTTCAAAGCCTGGGTTAATTACGTTGTTGATACGAGGAGCAGTCAGATATACGTCAACACGCCTAGAGTCAGCGTAGTTAGTAACGGTACTTCCACCCACTAATTCAAACTGTGCACAGTCAAAGTAATGAACTTCATTAGAGTTAATTGTGCTAATTGATACGTAAGGAACAGCATAAGCAGCGGAATCAGGCGCTTGTGAAGAAAATGTAGAACTTACTCGTGTCCAAGAGCTGGTGTTATTAGTATTTGTTCCAGTGTTATTGTCCAAATAAATTCCATATTGGTCATACCACCTAATTCCAGTAGTAATGCTACGACCAGTAGTTTTTGCTTGAGTATAAATACTGAAGAAATAAGTACTTCTAGCGGTTACAGGAATACCGCAAATTCTAGGGTCAAATAGATTTACGGTTCCAGCAGATACAAATGTTGTACCTGCGGCAGTAATTGCTCCAGGATTAGATCCAATAGGAATAATAAGAGTGCTATTTTGAGTTCCAGCCTGAGCTACCCAAGTTCCGTTATATTGAGTTGGAATAACGTTAGACACAACCACACTTTGACCAGGAACAATGTAATGATTAGCTGCTGTTGTAATAGTAATATTTGTAGTACCTGTAGGAGTTTGGGTATTAATTACGGAAGCGCCGTAAGGTCTTAAGGCAGTAGAGGCAGTGTTAGATGAAGAATAGAAAGTAAAACTTCTGGAGTCAGGAGTTGACAAAACTTTTTGAGTACCGTTAATGTATGGCGGATACATTCCAGAAATCAAAGCGTATTGTCCAGGTTTAAGTGAGTGCTCAGTATCTGTAAATAGAGTTACATAGTTGTAGTTAGTAGCGGGACTAGCGCTAGTTGTAGAAATATTATATGTGTCTTGAGAAACACCGTAAGTAAATTCATACGTGCTGTACGGACCACCAGAGCTAACTAAAGATGTAAGCTTTACGTAACCCAGTTGAGAATTAGGATATCCACTAGGAGAAGTAGAAATAGATACAGGAGCTGGGCTACCACCTTCAAGAGCTGAAGTAGTTTGAGCAATAGTGCTATACGAACCAACATTTCCCCAAAAACCATCGCTGGTTTCAAACGAAGAACAATCTAAAGTTAAAAATAAGTTTTTAAGAGTGCCTAGCGTAGCACCATACCCAGAAAATGATGAAACAAACTGTTTAAGACCAGTTCCTGTACCTTTGTTTAAATAGATAGTGCTGGCATTTTTTAGAAGACGGCGACTTTGCTGAAGGCCCATACCGCTCTCATAAATAAACCCCATTTGGTTCATAAGAGTAGGAATCAAACGACCGTCAAGGTTAGCTGTGTCGTATCTATTTTTAGCGTTTTCAATTTTAGTTTTAATAAGGTCATGTTGTACACCAAACACGCGCAAAAAATTGTAAAGATCTATATTTTTATTTGCACTAACCGATGAAGAAGAAGGCAATGTTGCTTTATAAATTTCAGGAAGAAACTCGTACAAACTATCAGCAGTTTTGTAATTTTTAATTGAAGTTCCAAGAGCAGTACCAACCCTATTCCAAGCGTTGTTGTTAAATACAAAAGCAGAATAGTAATATGTTTTACCTAAAGATAGTCCTGTAGGCGAGAAGGTGAGCACAGTATCTTTGGGGATATTGGCGTAATCACTAAGGGTAACAATAGTATAAGTATTAGTAGTATCAGTGGTTACAGCAGTAACTGTAGTTCCACCAATTACGCCGCTACCAGCGTTTGCCCCAGTAAGCGCACCAGACGGAGCATACGATACAACTTGTCCTACCTTGATGTTAGAATTAATTGCTTTTAAATTTATAGTATTGCTATTAAGAACATCGCTAGATGCAGTGCCACTGTAAGTAGTAGTAAAGCTTCCACTAATCGGGTCGTAAAAACCACCAACATCGGTAAGAGTTCCAGTAGCACCTAGCAAAGAGTTAGTAGCAGTTACTGAAGCTCCAGACAAGGCCGTTCCAGGAAGCAAGTTAACATTAAAAGTAGTTGCATCATTAATTTGAGTAATAACTGTAATATCGCTAGTTGCCAAAACACCAGTTCCAGCAGTAATAGATAGTGATTGCCCTACTTTTAGCCCTGCGGTGCTAGCAGCAGTAAACTTTGTTCCAGACGAGCTTACTGAAGTTAAAGATACTGTGCTACCGCCACCAGCGGTAGATAAAGCAACTTTATTGGATTTGTAAATAAGGTCCCCATTATCAGGAACTACTGGAAACCCTAGTGGGTTTCTTACGATTACAAAAGTAGAAAAAGAACCGCTGTATAGTGGGTATGACCAAGTTAGTTTAATAGAACCATAATCTAATGACTGAGCAGTGAAAGGGTAAACACTGATATCAGTAAATGAAACAACACCGTATTTAAAAGTGCCGTATGTTTTTGATTCATAAACTGCCATTTATTTACTACTTAACGCCAAAGAGAGTACACTGAACAACCATAGTAGATGTTCCTGCTACGCTTACTGTTATTGAAGTAATGGCTGTTGTAGCTAAATAACCAGTTGCAGAGCGGTCTGTGCCTAGCAACGACCAGTTTTTACCACCGTATGTGGATGCGTAGTTAGGGATTTCAAGAACTGCTGAGTAAGAAGTAGCAACAGGGGTACCCAGAGGAATTTTAGTATCACCTGTGCTTGTAGTTGGAGTTGCTGTTCCATAAACTTGCGCTGTATATGCATAGCCAGTAACCACACCGTTAAGAGTGAGCGTTGTTACCTGCGAACCGCCTGAAGTAAAACCCGTAACACCGATGTTAAGAACAAGTTTTTGGTAGCTTCCTGAGATTGAGCTAAACGTAGTAGAGTTAGCGGTAGCCGTAGTAACAATGGTTTGCTGTGCCAGCTGAGTGTAGCCCACGCGTGAGCCATCAGTAGCTGCTGCAGTAAGGCCCGCTTCAACGTTAGTCAAACGAGCAGTCAGTGATGTAGAAACACCATTGGCATTGTAGGAACCAGCGCTAGGTAATGATGAGGTGGCAACGTTAGCACCAAGAGCAGTTTCTACGGCCTGAAGCTCTTGTTGTACGCTGTTAATGTCAGCAGCTTTTACGTAGTCAACACCATCTACTTTGTCAGTATAAGTTTTGACTACACCTGGGTATGAAGCGGCCATTTATATTTCTCCTTATGCAAGTCCGCCAGTGGCGGTAATAGTGAATGTTCCCTTAGTAGGGATTTCATTTGCGGCACATACAATGCCATAGTTTGAAACTCCAGCTGAAGTTGTAGAATCTACCGCAATAACTTTTACAGTATTTGTGGCATCTGTAGGGGGAAGGCTAAACGTCAATGTAACACCCGATCCAGAGCTTGTAATCAAGTTGTTAATAGAGATCGTAGTACCAGAGATTGCTGTAACAATTGAGTTAGATGGAATGGTTCCACCGCTAACGTTCATGCCTACCGTAATTCCAGCAGTGCTGCTAAGCGTTGTAACAGTGTAACCAGGAGTCGGGTTACCAGTCACACCTGTAGGTGTGGCTGTGGTAGTAGGAATAGCTATAGTAATAGTGGTAGTAGTTACAGAGAGCACGGTATAAGTGCCGTCAATAGACCCAACGTTAACAATGCGAATATTTTGACCAGCAGTAATGCTGTGTGTGTTTGCAATAGTTAGAGTAGCTGTGGTGGTGGTTGGTTTGTTCCAGCTAACTACTGCGAATATCTGTTCGTTAGAAGTTCTACGAAGGTGCTCTACGGTTGCGTAATCAACACCATCAATATTTGTAATTGCATTAAGGATAAAATGAGGAGGAATACGGTCAGCAAAGAATGCGTTATTGTAGGACACCAAATTAGACAACGCTGTTTGTACTTGAGTAGCCACTGTTGCTTGGCTGTATTGCGGAAGTACGTGCAAAGTCATTTCTATATTTACAGGGATGTAAGAAGGCGGAAGAACGTTAAGGCTAACGTTAGGCGCTACTTTGTCTACAAAGTAATTTACAATACTTGTTTTAAGGTTACTAAACGCAGTTGTAATAGGGCCAATAACAGTTACTGAAATATTTGGAGATAGTGCGGGATAGTATGTAGGAAAAGTTGTGTATGAAGTACCAACAGTAAAGTTGCTACAATAAGAAGCTACGTGCGAAATTAAAAGACCAGGATTTCCAATAGACCCCGCGTAAATATTGTAATCAGCTGGGGCACATCCAGAAACAGTAGCGTAAAGGCTATTTGCCCCAGATGCCCATGCCGTATACAAAGCAGAAAAAGTTCCAGCCGCTGCCGAATAAGTTATATAACCAGTACCAGCAGCGCCATAATAGTTTGTTTGAGTAATGCTTGTAATAAGGGCAGAACCGCTACCTGTATATGGACCATAAATATTAACCGCACTAGACCCAAATGGAGCAGCGTATAGGTTTACGGAAGACCAAACTGATGAGTCAGCATTTGCTTTAGAAACACCCGAAACCTGAAGCGCCAAGTAAGCATAGTCTTTTAGTGATACAGCACGACGCAATGTACGAAGTGCGCGGGGAACGTTATACCGAATAGAGTCGGTTGACTCATCATCCGCTCCTCCAGTTGCTGCGCTTGGCTGTGATACTACGACATCGTAGCTTCCAGTAGCCAAATTTACAACAGAACCAGCACCTACGTTTCCAGCAGAACCAACACCCACTCGATATGTACAAGTAATTGTAAAGGTAATAGGGGGAATGCGACCGCCAACACCGTCACCAAATACGATGTATGTGTAACCATCGGCATCTAGAGTTGTAGTAAATACTGAGTCGTATGGGCTGTTGTCTACAAGAGACGAACTATAAGTATAAGGGATACCACCGACATACACTTTAATGTTGCTACCAGTACTGTTAATTACAACACCAGTTTGCGATAGTTTAAAAGCTTGACTAGGAGTTCCGTTGGATGTGCCCAAAGACTCGCCAGTAGTGGTAACTCCTTGAGTGGCCGTTACTGAGCCAGTAGCACTAGCAGCTAGAGTTAAGTCAGAGTCAGTTTCAAAAATAACCTGTGTTGATTGACCATTAACCACTGTACTAGAAGCTACTTGAGTTCCAGCCAAAATAGTTACGGAGCTGCTTCCGTTGTTATTTGTAAAAGTTAGCGTAGTTACCGCAGAGCTACTAGGGGTAGGAGAATAACCAAGCATGTTTGCAATTTGGAGAACGCTAGCACGCTGGCTAGCGGTTCCGATAAAGCCCTCTGAGGCCATGCGGTCAGTGTAAAAACTGAGAATATCACCCAAGTATGCAAAGGTTTCTAGAAGCGCTACACCAATATCCGCAGGGTCAGTTACAGCCCAGGTAGGATTAAACTGTTTAGCAATAGCGGTAAGGTCCGCTAGAATTGCCGTATAGTCTCTGGAGACGTAATCAATTTGCGGAATATAGTTTTTAGTAACGGTGCTAGCCATTAGTAATCTCCTGAGTTAGTTCACCAGAGCGGTTGAATATTCCACTATTAATTGTAACACTATCTAGTTCCCCATTTGGAAGACCGTATAAAATATTTACAATCAAAGTGTTGGTTGTTTGGTCATACGTGGGGCTGACTTGCTTAAGTAACAGATCAGGAAGCCAAGTATTAAAAGCTTCGTTAATGCTGGTGTTAATAATTTGCTCAGCTGCGCTTTCAGATTCAAATAAAGCTGAGTATAAGTTGCTTCCAAAGTCTGGTCGCATAACTCGTTCACCAGGTCTAGTGCCAAGAACTAACAAAACTCGGTTTTGCCATATTTTTTTAAAATCTGAGCTACTAGCAACAGACGTAATGTTTTTACCATCAAACGACTTTGCGTAAGTAAATGGGTAATCAACTGCTTTAATCATTTAGAATGTTCCTAACCATAGTGGGTAATTTGGGTCTCCGCCTTCAAACATGACCCAAGCATTGACGCCAGTTTGAGGAACGTATGAACCTACTAAAGTGGCAGACACAGTAAATGACGGAACTGAAGGTTGATACGGAGGCCCTGCTTGTTCAGCAATAGCGTACAAAGACGTTGCCGTAGAAGTGTTTACGTTCCAAGCAAATTGAACTGTGTCATTAGCTGCGACAGTTAAAATGTAATTCCAAGAAGAAACGGTATAAGGGTTTTTAGCGCCGACCGAAATTTGCCCTGTAGAAGCTGGAATAGGCAAGCCGTTTTGCAAAGCCCACAGGTCAACATTTAAAAAAGAGTTTCCACCAATTGTTGTATAAATCTGAGCAGAAATTTGAATGTTGTACGTTCCCGCATACAAAAACTTTATAGCAGATGTGCCGTCAGGCACTACAGAGCTTGTTGCTCCTGTAAGAGCAACAGTGCTAGTTGACGAATTAACTAAACTAACTCCGTATGCTCCCTCAGTAGAATCCATAGCAATTACATAATTTTTAGTACTGTCAGATATAGTTTGGGTAGCACTGCTAGTAAATGAACCATAAATTGTTTTAGTGCTTGCAGGAACACCAATAACAGGATAAGCCCAGGTAGTAATTTGCTCGCCTGTAACTTGCGGAACTTTTAACGTAACTCTGCCTAATTTTTTAGGGTCACCAGTGTTTACAATTATTCCGCGATAAATTCCATAATATTTTGGATCAGACATTATTTGACCTCAATTTTTGCCATACAGCTTCAGGCATTTTTTCATCAATTGGCCTATAGTTAAGATTTCTGTGCGTAGAACCCCAGCGAGAAGTTGCCACAAAAGGACCAGTTTGGTTAGCGCGGTTAATTCGGTTAACCAATTCAGTTTGTTGATAGCGTTTAGACGTAATAGATGGAAGATACATAACAGTTTTTGGTTTAATATTTTTGTTGCGCTCATTAGGAACAATACGACGTCTAGGAACTGCTGGCGGAAGTTTAGGAAGTTTTGGATCAGCAATAACACCAAGCGAGTCAGAAGCTACTTGTACCTGACATGTATAAACTTGATGATTTAAACTTTCTTCAAAAATGTCATGCACAACAGCTAAGATAGTCCAATAGCCCGAATATTCTGGTCCAACATTTTTAAGGTAAACTGGCAAACAAGGGCGTAACGATGAAGTACCCATAACTTCAACAGAGGCAGCGTACGGAAATCTACTATATTCATCGGAAGCCCTAGATAAATAGTTAGCTTCTTCGTAGGTATTAGCTACTTGATGAGTAGAATGGTCATCAAAAAATTCTTGATTAAAAAATTTACGACTAGGGGTAAAAGAGTTTTGAATAGTAATCTTAAAATAATCACCATTAACTGCGTTAACACCAGCCACTGAAGTAGCGGCTTTTTTAAACCCATATTGTTTTAGTGTTTCGCTAACCAGTGGTTTAAAAGTATAAATAGGATTAATAGGTTTAAAACCAGCATCGCCTTTTTGAAAGCTAGCCGCTTCTCCAATTAAATTTACAAAATCTTCAGTCAAAGGTTGAAAATAAACTTCAGTATTTTCAGCTCTTAAAAAGTAACCGCACTCATGGGCAAGCTTTACCATAAGTTGCCAGTCAGTCATGCCTGCTTGAGAAATTTGAGTATAGACGCGAGGATGTGGCGTAACTTTGTAAGCAAAATTATAGCGAGTTGCAATTTCTGCAACAACCTGGTCCGCTGACATATTGCGGTAAATTTTTTGACTAGACTGCTTCATTACAAAAGATGCGCCAATAAAACCAATTTTCGTGGTATTTTTAACCCCGTCTTGATTTCCTTCAAGGTCGTGTACATAACCGTG